CCCCCCTATCAAGTCTACACTAATGACTCAGCAGTCAGTAAGGTCTACTAAGGCTAATGAGAATCATTCGCATTAACACTAGAGGCTCCATAGACTAGCAGTGTGAGTAGCTATGTAGCACGCTATAGACACACCTAAGCTAGACCTAAACAGTAGACTATCTAGCAATACTCATGCCGAGCTAATGCACTATCAAGGTGCAACTATGCACCATTAAAGTACATCATGCACCACAATGAAGTGCTCATTTATTAAGCATATGTAGATTATCGTATTACAGATAAAAGAAGATAATTCATAATGAGTACTAGAGTATTACATAACATAGGCTGGCACGCTACGTGCTAAGTAATCTGCATCCGAGGCACAACGCAACGGCTAACTATCTAAGGATCACGATCATGTCTAACATCGAACAAACCGTATTATACTGGCTTTACGCTATCGCAATTGTGGTGGTGTGGCTTACTCTGTAAGTAGTTAATCAATCAACTCTCAAACTTTCTAAGGATCAGATCATCATGGCTATCATTCAAACAATCGACAATGCTTCTCAATTCCGTGACCAGTTCCACCATGTAGGTCGTGGGGGCCAATTCTCATACGAGGCTCTAGGGCTTCTCTTTGACTATCTCAATGACTGTGGCTCTGATGTAGAGCTTGATGTCGTAGCTATCTGCTGTGAGTTCGAAGAGGCTACACCAGAGTTTATCGCTAACAACTACAGTATCGACACCGAAGGCCTTGACGAAGGCGAGATTAAAGACGCTGTATTGTCTTACCTTGAGGACAACACCTCTGTAGTGGGTGAGACTTCTTCGGGTGCTTTTGTCTACGTTCAATTCTAATCAAGGGTTAACCATGCTAAACAATCAACAATTTACTGGTCTTAATGACCTATTAAACACGCAGAAATGCTTAATCAGTGCATTAGAATTAGCAAATTCAAAACTATATGATACATGGCACGGATTCATTGATACCGATCGTAGAGTTGTTTTGAATGTTATAAAAGAAGCTCTGGAGGAAGCAAAGAAGTATCAAATTAAGACCGGCACAAAGGAGATTACACAATGCTAAACAACAATGACTTCATAAGCCTTGAACGCCGTTTGTGGCGTGAAGGTAATCCGTTGACTGATGAACTAGTCTCAACACGTGACGAATTGGTCTATCTTCTAAGTGAAGCCAAGAAGGTAATGGAAAAGTACTCACCAGTGCTCAGTACGTTAGCCTCTAGCGATGATCTCGATTTCTACCGTGAATGGGATAACTTCGGTGATACTTTGGACAATATCAGCTATGATCTAGGTGAGTGTTCAACGAACGGAAGGGTGGAAGTATGACCATAGTCTTTGTCTGTTACTTTGTTGATCTAATCATTGAAGGGATTGTTGTATGAAAACAACACATGATAACTATTGGCCTTTCCCTGCTGAATGTCCACCTAAACCATGGACACCTGAGCAGGTAGAGGAATACAATAAACAACAACGTGAGAAGATTCCTAGCGCTCCAATGTAGCTAGGAAGCCTTTAAACAGGCTAGAAGGCCTCTAATTTCATCAACCTATACCCTGACTAGGGTGGAGACTTAAAATGCATTGTACAGCTTGTGATAAACTGTTAACGGATTATGAGGCGACACGTAAAGACGCGCATACGTTCAAGTTTATTGATCTCTGTAAGACTTGTTTTGAAGATATTAAACCTTTTGTATCAGTCATTGATCGTAAAGACTTAATCACGGAGCAGGACTTAGACACCATAGATGACGGTCTAGACACCACGGATTCCCTAGAAGACGTTGATGCCTATATAGACTATGTAGTAGACTACAGAGAAGACTATGATGTCTAAGAACTTTAAAGTAAATACACTATTTAAGATACTACTTAATAAAGTCATACTAAGTAGTCTTAAAAGTAAAAGGGGTACAACATGGGAAAAATGAAAGAATTGTTGATTGAAATGCAAGAGACGGGATTGTCTATTGACGAAGTCATGGGTATTGATGAACATCAAGAAGCATTGGAAGAAGCTCACTATGTCCATACAATGAATGCTTTTGTTGAATTGATTGTTGTCTATGGATACGATAAAGTCATTGGTGACTTGAGGACTGCTATGGGGAACAAAACATGGTAACTTTTGGAAAGCATAAAGGTAAAACAATCTATTGGCTATGCAATTACGACCCAAGTTATGCTCTTTGGGCTTACAACAAGGGTTTAATTGTCTTAACGCCTGATGAAAAACGTATTGCAACAGAGACAAAGTTTCATCGTTACATGGAAAACGTAGCGTTTGAACTTCAACATGAAAACTACGGGGATAGATAACATGGTGATCTCTCTCTTTGTATTTGTCTTAACACTGGTGAAAGTGAGTTTGAAATGAGCGGAACTGCAACATTAACGTATGATTTGTCTAAACCTGAGCAAGCCTTTGCACATAAGTGTGCATTGAAGGGTCTTGAAGCGTGTCAGATGCTCGAAAGTCTCAAATCTGCTACGGCAGGCTACCAAGCCTATAAGGGGCTGTCTGAGAGCGTTCTAGCAGACATCATTCAAGACCTCAGCCAATGGGAGGATGTGAAGCTATGAAACAATCAGAAGCATTGGACATGATTACAAAAATTCGACTTGCACATCAAGCAATGGAAGCGGCTTGCAAACGTATTGATGAACTAAAAGAAGAAAATAAAAACCTTAAAGAAGCACTAGCCCAATCGCAAAGCGATGTAAAGCAAGAGCAGCGCAGCGATAGCGAGCAAATTAGCACGGAGTGCGTAAGCGTAAGCGTGGGTGAGCCTGTGGCGACAGTGGCAGACCTTTACCCTTTCCGCAAGCGTTCATTGGGTTTGCCAAAAGATGCGCCGCTCTACACCACACCACAACAACGCAAGCCGCTGACGGATGAGCAGCAGAAAGATGCTGCACGTTGGGCGTACATCCGAAAGCATTGGAAGACCGTCAATTTCAGATTCAACAAGCGCCCAAATACGTTGTCTGGATTCACTTTGACCATCAGCGATAAGGTGAACAACGATGACGCCTACCTGCTTGAAAAAGAGATTGATGACGCAATCGAAGCAGCCCACGGAATTAAGGAGTAAGACATGGACACGATTAAAACGATTGAGAAAATGGTAGAGGCGTTTGGTGATTACACGAGCGCATTTGGACAAGCATTAGAGGCGCATGGAATTGAGTTTGGCGAACAACAAATGGAGTCAGATAGAAAAGCACGTCAAGCCATCCAAGCAGGCCGCGCACTGATTGAAGCACTAGCCAAGCAAGAGCAGGGTGAGCCCGTGGGTGTTGTCACACTGGTTGACGGTAAGAAAGTTGGAATCATCTATGACTATTCAGTAAACATTGATGATGATCTTTACACCACACCACAAGCCAAGCAAGAGAAGTGCGAGCCTGTGGCGTGGTTATACCCAGAGGGTCTTGAGGCTTTGCAAGCGGGGAAATGTTGGACTGCCTACCCGACAAAGCATGATAGTTGCACCATACCGTTATCGTTATGCACACCACAACAACGCACATGGGTTGGGCTGACGGATGTGGAAAGTTTGCATATTTTTGATACACACGTTGGCTCGCCAAATAAAAAGTACCCGCTTCAACAATCTGACTGGCTGAACTTCTCGCAAGCCATCGAAGCCAAACTCAAAGAGAAGAACGGCATAGCACCACAAGGAAGCGACAAATGAGCAAAAAGAAATTCAGCGTCCAATTTGAAATCTACGCATCAACGAGTGTGACAGTTGAGGCTGACAACGAAGAACAGGCGCGAGAGATTGCAACGAAAAATGCATACGCGCCATGTCTGTGCCACCAATGCGCTGACGACTTGGACATAGGTGACATCGGAGAAATCACAGAAGTGCTTGAGCTTGGTGAATCAAATCAAAGCGCAGCACCACAATGGAGCGACAAATGAGTACAGAATGGCACGGCGGTAAAGGCTCAGGCAGACGTAATGAAGATACGCAGAAAGTCCACGATAATTGGGATTTAATCTTTAAGAAGATCAAAGAAAAGGATGAGAAGATTATGGAACAACAGCAAGAAGTTGACAGCGATGAATGGACTTGTGATATGTGTGGTGGACCTATGTACAAACAATCTCATTGGAACTACGGGCAGTGTGATGACTGTGGCGCACGACAGGAACTAGAAGATGACAGCTATTAAATCAATTCACATTGAAGGCAAGTGGCCTTTTGAGTACGTAAAGCCTCTAGAGTGGCATAAACGCCCACAAGAGGCTAAGGATAGACGTAACGCTAAGAAGCGTGAGATCTATCATGCAAAGAAGAAACTACTTGGCTTGCAAGTATTTGAGATGGATATTGATATCTGTAAGGAGCTGAACAATGGATCAAAATGAAGTCCTGAAGATGGCTAAACAGGCTGGTTTTGAAGGAATTACATCTCATGAATGGGTTGGATATACAAACAGTCTTGAAGCCTTTGCCAAACTGGTAGCAGTAGCGGCAGCGTCTAAAGAGCGTGAGGCGTGTGCAAAGGTTTGTGACGACATTCATGCTGAGTACGAAGCCAAAGATTCATTTTCATCGTATGCAGAAGCAATCCGAGCCCGTGGTGAAACCGCATTAAGAGGTGAAGCATGAGCAGTAACTTAAAAGTAGCAAGTAAATTCCTACGTCACGGTTCCTGCGATGCTTGCGGTAGTTCAGATGCGAACTCGTATTACGACGATGGACATACTTATTGCCACAGCTGTAACACGTACACAAAGGGAGATCTAGTATCGAACGATGAAAAGTATCGACCTAAACAAACAACAAAGGTATTTACAATGAAGACACAAGGGGAAGTTAAGGCTATCGTGGATCGAGGTATCTCACGCGATACTTGTGAATACTTTGGTGTTACTCAAGCAGATGGTAAACATTACTACCCTTATTTCGATGAAACAGGCGCTAAAGTAGCTGAAAAGATCCGATCTGTAGAGAACAAGACATTCTCCATTGCAGGGAATTTCAACAAAGCTACGCTATTTGGGCAGAATCTGTTCCAGAAAGAGGGTAAGTACATCACCATCGTTGAAGGTGAGCTAGATGCGCTAGCTTCTTATCAGATGACAGGCAGCAAATGGCCTACTGTGAGCATCCGTAATGGGGCTTCAGCGGCTGTTAAAGACTGCAAGGCTCAGTATGAGTACCTAGATAGCTTTGAGACTATCGTCATTTGCTTCGATGCTGATGAAGTTGGACAGAAGGCTGCTAAGGAAGTTGCTGAATTGTTCGGTAACAAGGTTAAAATTGTAAAACATTTAAAGGACTGTAAAGATGCCTGTGATTACCTCATCGCTGGTAAATCAACCGAGTACGTCAATGCTTGGTGGCGAGCGGAAGCTTTTAAACCAGACGGCATCATTGCAGCTAGCGAACTCTGGGATAGTGTATCCACTCCCGAACCAGCCGCAGAAGCTTTCTACCCCTTCAAGGGACTCAATGAACTCCTTTATGGGTTACGATCCGCTGAGCTTATCACTGTTACGGCAGGATCTGGACTAGGTAAATCTCAGTTCCTCCGTGAAATTCTTTACCAAATCTTGAAGACAACAAGTTGGAATGTCGGCGGTATGTTTTTAGAGGAATCGGTTCGCAAGACTGCTCGATCAATCATGTCACTTCATGCCAATAAAAAGCTGCACCTGCCCGACACTGAAGTCACAGAACGTGAGTTAAAGGAGGCTTTCGATGCTACTTTGGGTACTAATCGTGTTTTCTTGTTTGACCATTTTGGCTCCATTGCTTTGGAGAACGTGCTTAACCGAATTCGATACATGGCCAAATCTTGTGATTGTCGTATTGTGTTTTTGGATCACATCTCAATTCTTGTGTCTGGTCTTGATGGGAATGATGAGCGCAAGTCTATTGATGTCTTGATGACTCGACTGCGGACACTTGTACAGGAAACAGGTATTACACTCATTTGTGTTAGTCACCTCAAACGACCTAACACTGATAAAGGACATGAAGATGGTTCAGCGGTATCCCTATCTCAGTTACGTGGCTCTGGTGCTATTGCTCAGCTGTCTGATGCTGTTATCACTCTTGAACGTAACTCCATGAGTGAAGATGCAACGATTCGTAATACAACTAAGGTAGCCGTCGCGAAGAACAGGTATAACGGGGCCACTGGACCTGCTGGAAGCCTCTTGTACGACCAGAAGACAGGTAGAATGATTGAAGTAACAATGGAGGAACTATGATCGAGATGATTATCGTAGGTACTATCGGCATCGGTTACGCTGTTGTAGGTACGCTACAGTGGCTCAAAGGAGACATGGGTGCTGGTATCATGTGGATTGGTTACTCATTTGCCCAAGTTGGGCTATTCTTGAACTTAAAGTGAGCAACTATGGAACAAGATGACTACCCTATTATTATCGGTAATAAGAAGCTCTGTGAGCTACTCATTGAAAACCATGACCTTAAACAGAAAGTGAAAGAGTTAACAGATGAAACGGATCGCCTTAGACATCGAGACGAACATGGCTCACGATACGATCCATTTGTGCGTAACTCAGGACATTGACACAGGAGAAGTGAGAGTATGGAAAGCTCCAACAGGACTTTGGGATTACTTAAAGGACGCTACGTTGATCGCAGCTCACAACGGGATCGGCTTCGATTTCCCGATATTGAATCGCTTGTGGAAGACGAAGATTGGGTTGAAGCAAGCGTACGATACGTTGATAGTGTCAAGGCTTCTAGAGCCAACGAGGGACGGAGGTCACAGCCTAGACGCATGGGGAAAGACCTTAGGTGTAGCGAAGCTGGACTACAAAGCAACATGGCAGTGGATGATGAACAGAAGGGAAGAATATGATGGAGAATCGTTTGACAATCCGCTTGATGGACTACTGTCTTACTATTGTTGTAGGGATGTGGCTGTTCTTGTTAATCTATTTCGGAATCTTTGCGATTCTGTTAGCGATAAAGGATTTTCCTCTGAGTCAGTTCTTTTAGAACATCAAGTAGCAGCTATCATTAACAAGCAAGAGAAGAATGGATTCAAACTAGATACCATTCACGCTACTTGTTTACTAGCTGAACTCAAGGGGAAGATGAGCGCTATCAATGACAGGATGCAGGAGACTTGGCCTCCGTATGAACAAGAAAGGTTCTCGGAGAAGACAGGTAAGAAGCTAAAGTCAGAGATAGTTACTTTTAATCCAGCGAGCAGGCAACAGGTTGCAGAGAAACTTATCGGCTTAGGGTGGAAACCTACTAAAAAGACTGATAAAGGCTCAGTGATTGTGGATGAATCTACATTGCAAGGACTCAAGTGGCCTGAGGCTCAGATGATTGCTGAGTACTTCATGCTCCAAAAGAGAATTGCACAGATTGAATCATGGTTTTCTTTCTTAGGAAAAGATGGTCGAGTGCATGGACGGGTAATCACCAATGGAGCGATTACAGGACGTGCAACACACTCTAGTCCTAATATGGGGCAGATTCCGAACTCGGCTAGTCCTTATGGTAAGGAGTGTCGCCAATGCTGGACTGTTGAAGAAGGAATGGTACAAGTAGGTGTTGACTTATCAGGCATTGAGCTTCGCTGTTTTGCTCACTACTTGAATGATGATGACTATACAAAGGAAGTAGTTTATGGTGATGTCCATACAAGGAACCAACAGGCTTTTGGTGTCGATTCACGAAATGATGCAAAGACAGTACTATATGCCACGTTGTACGGCGCATCGCCTGCCAAGATCGGGACAATTATTGGCGGTAACGCGAAAAGAGGGCAGACCATTATTAGTAATTTTGAGCGAAGCGTACCTGCGTATGCCAAACTCAAAAGCAAAGTTGCTACGTATGCTGCGAAAGGATGGCTACCGGGTCTTGACGGAAGAAAGTTATGGGTACGCTCAGAACACAGTGCGCTCAACACTCTTCTACAATCGGCTGGTGCTATTATCGCTAAACAATGGATTGTATGTGCTAATCGAAAACTCGTTGAGTCAAAGATTCCATTCAAGTTTATCGCATGGGTACACGACGAAATCCAGATCGAAACTGAACCGCAGTACGCTGAACAAGTTGGCTTGCTCGTGGTAGAATCTGCTAAAGAAGCAGGAGAGATCTTAAAGTTTCGTTGTCCTGTCGGTGCAGAATGGAAGCAAGGGAAGAATTGGTATGACTGTCACTAAGTATCCAAATGGGTATTTCAAAGATAAGGCTTGTAAGACGTGTGGAAACACTTTTACTCCTACAAATCCTTGCAATATCTATTGCTCTCCTCAATGTAAAGGAAAGAACTCCTACTACAAGAGGCAGTATGGGATTACCGATGCTGATCTTTCTTTGATGAAAGAACAACAAGACAACAAGTGTTACATTTGTAAATCAGAAGGTTTCTTAATTGGGAAGAACAACCATAGTGAGAAACTAGCAGTGGATCATTGTCACGATACTGGAAAAGTCCGTAAGCTTTTGTGTCATAATTGCAACAGAGCTTTAGGATTATTCAAAGATAAACCTGAATTGCTTAGAAAAGCAGCAGACTACCTAGAGGAACACAAGTAAAATGAAACCCATTGAACCCAAAGCAACCCAACAAATTCTGTTGAACATTAGTGATGAAAGTTTCTTGATTCACCATTCAGCAGACATGGATATCCTTGATGTATACTTGGTGCTCTCAGCAGCCCTTGATTACATTGAGGATGAAGCAGAGGCTGTCTCTCGTCGAGAAGGCAGTTATCTACAGTGACTTTGTCACTTTTACAGTAAAGTGCGATTTTGCACGTAATCGGCGAAAGCCCAATCCTTAAAAGGAAAAGAAAAATGTCAGATTTGAAACCAGTGAAGATTAGCGGTGAGTTGTTTTGGACTAAGTGGATGGCTGAGTTCAACAAAGCATTCAACACAGACAACGACAAGTACGAATGTACCATCGGTAACATCAGCGATGATGATGCAGCTAAGCTCACAAGCTTGGGTATCAAAGTGAAACACAAGGATGCAATGGGTAACTTCATTGTCGCTAAGAGCAAGTACTTGTTCAAGCCTACAGATGACAACCTCAAAGAAGTCCCTGTAGAGGCTTTGGGTAACGGCTCTAAGTGCGTAGCTATCGTTGGTTCATACACACACCGTATGTCAGCTAAGCACGGTAATGCTCCTTCGATCAAGACTGTTATGGTCACTGAAGTGAAGACTTACGTGCCAGAAGCAACTACTGCGGATGATGACGCTCTCTAAAGAACGTCCTAAGTTAGCTATCCTCGACGCTGACATCATTTGCTACCGAGTAGGTTTCGCTAGTGATGACGTTGAGGAAGCTATCTGTTTGGCTCGTGTGACTCAGTTAGTTCATGAGATTGTCTTCGATG